AAAAGAAAGTAGAACGTAGTGATTTAGGATTTATAAATGATATTCTAGCAACTAGAACAAAAGAAGAATCTGGTAATTACTATGTCAAGAAATTTAAGATAGATGCGAAAGAAAATTTAGATGATGGATTTAATGGTGGTGTTTATCAATCTAGTGATACAACATCTGGTGGTGTATCTCCTACGGAAGACAAATTATCATTACAATTATCTTCAGGATGTGCATATGTTCAGGGTTATAGAACTGAGAGATTATCAACATCATATAAAGATGTAGAGAAACCAAGAACATTTGCAACTGAAATCAACAAAACAGTTACCTCTGACTTTGGTAACTTTGTTCTTATGACAAATATGGTTGAAGCACCAGCTCTATATTCAACACTATCGTTGAAAGAGTCTGCGGGTGGTTCAACTGTAGGTGTAACAAGATGTCTTAATGTGGCATACGAGTCAGGATCTCAATCAGCTGGTGCTACTGATTCAGTGTATCGTGTAAACGTAATTGACACACAGTTCTATACAAAGATAACCACAACAGGAAGTGTATCTGGAACTCAAGGAGATTATGTTGTAGGTGCTACTAGTGGTGCAACAGGATTTCTTGCTGCAGCAGTGTCATCAAGCACAACAACATACTTATACAATACTAATGGAACATTTGTAGCAGATGAGGTATTAAAAAACAACAACTCATCTGGTTCAACATATGCTACGATTGCTACTAGTGGTGTTAGAACTTACGGATTTGGAGATATTAAACAATATGGATTTAACTCTAATGGAACTGCTGATTCAGTTTTAGATGTCAAAGTAGCATTACCTGGCTCAGGTCCTATTATGTCTGGTGCGGGCGGTGGTGTTAGCGGAACGATTACATCTACATTATCTAACTTTAGGTCTCAATTGAGAGAAGGAGATATAGTAGAGTTTTCAAATAATGGTGCATCACACAAAGCGACTGTTACCACAGTTACTGATAATTTTAATATTAATGTTACTCGCCTTGGTTCCACTACAATTGCTAATGGTGCAGTAATTGGTGATGTAATTAGAACTCGTCCAGAATTAAAAGAAGGTACTAAGAAACAACTTCTTACACCACTTGGATACTCGGCAATTAAGGATACTAATAATGGTGGTACAATAAACCCATCAGGACGTTTTAGAACATCAGTTGAAGTCACAGGTATTAGTAGTACATCTGTATCTGTTACAGCGGGATCTGGTCTTCAGTGGGTAAATGCAACAGATAATGATAGTTTCATTGTAATTGTTACTAGTGGAACAGGTGATGGACAGATTATGTCTAATGGTAATGGATTTACAACCAGTAGTGTCAATGCGTCATCAGCATCACTTACATTCAACTCAGCACCTTCTTCTATTATTGCAATAGGAACTGTAACAAGTGCAGATAGATCTGGTAAGGCAAAAACTACAGAAAGAATGAAAGTTTTAGAGATTAATGACTCTCTAGGATCATCAAATGGTTTAAATCAGGTAACTGGTGGATTTGGAACTAGAGTAGAAGATAATTCTATATCTCTTGGTTGTGCTGACGTATTTAAGATTAAAGCAATATTTGAGTCTACAGACTCATCTAGTCCTCAAATACCATATTTTGAGTATACAAATTTATTAGGTTCTCTTGCAACAGATGACGTAATCGAAGGTGTTAGTTCTGGTTCAAGAGCAAAAATTGTTTCTACCACAGGTAATAGAATTTATTACATCCCTGTTGAGGATGATGTGTTTACAGATGGTGAGGAAATGACTTCACCTAATGCTACATTTAAAATTGTATCTGGCGGTATTGTAAAAGGTGCCACAAATATTACTGATAATTTTGACCTTGATGATGGTCAGAGAGATCAATTCTATGATTATTCTAGAATTACCAGAAAAGCTGGCGTAGCAGCACCTACACACAAATTACTTGTTATATTTGATAGATTCTTTACATCCAATGGAACTAATCCATATACTGTTGATTCTTATAATGCACCAGACTATAAAATTATCCCATCTTACGAAGGAACTGAGTTACGAGACGTTATTGATTTTCGTCCCATAGTTCCACAGGGATTAGCGGGTAGTGGAACCCAGTCATCTCCATTTACATTAACTGCTACAAAATATTTTGATTTTAATAACAGAGCATTTACAAATAATCAAGTTGGAATACCTGGCATTAGTGATACTACCACATTAAGTTTACAGTATTATCTACCTCGTATTGATAAACTATTCCTTAGTAAAGAAAGTATATTCCAGATTGTAAAAGGTGCACCTAGCACAAGACCTCAACCTCCAGAAGATGTGGAAGATGCAATGCTTCTAGCAACTGTATCTTACAGTCCTTATGTGTTTGATGTAGATAAAGATGTTACTATTGAAGAGACAAACTTTAAGAGATATACATTTAGAGATATTCAAGTCTTAGAAGATAGAATAAAAACACTAGAATTCTACACTCAATTATCATTGCTTGAGAGTGATACTGCAAATATGGAAATAAGAGATGCTAGTGGTCTTAATAGATTTAAAAATGGTTTTATTGTAGATAATTTTGCAAGTCTTTCTACTGCTGATACATTACATCCTGATTATAGAGTGTCCACTGACTTTGAAAGAGGTCAGATGCGTCCTGCTCACTATACCACACAGGTTCCTCTACAATACAGCACAAGTAGTACAAATGTACAGCAGACAGATGAAATTATAACACTTCCATATGCATCTACTGTATTAATTGACCAACCATACGCATCAGCTGTGGAAAACGTTAACCCATTTAACGTATTTACATACACTGGTGACGTAGAACTATTCCCAGAGTCAGATAACTGGGTAGACACCAAATCACTTAATCCTATTCAAGGTCCTGTTGTAGAAGGTAATTTCTTAACAACAGTTAGAGAATACAATGCAGACCAGAATGGTTTTTCTCCTATACATTGGAACTCATGGAAAACTACATGGACTGGAACTGATATCAACAAACAGGTGGGATCATGGCGTGATCCTGGCGGAAAGGGTAGAAGACAAGAACGTAGAACTATCAATACTACAACTACAACTACAACAAAACAATCAAGAACAGGTGTAAGATACAGAGTTACTCCTGTGATTGAGCAACAGTCATTGGGTAGTAAGGTTGTATCAGTTGAGCATATTCAATTCATGCGTTCTAGAAACATCGAGTTTGTATGTCAAAAACTAAAACCAAGAACTAAGTTCTTTGCATTCTTTGATGGTATTGCAATACCTAAAAAACTAATTACACCTAAGATACTTGGTATTGTTAAAGATCCAAGTACGGATTCTAAAACAAACAACATCCCATTCCAAATAGGAGAAACAGTTTATGTCAAAAAAGGAAATGGTAAATTTAGATTTAAGGCAAGAATATCAGCTCCTAACGAGAATCTTTCAATTAACCCTCTTGATGGCACTGACATAAGCACAACCACTGACTATACATCTAACTTGACCTTTATCAACATTGATACTAAGTCACTTGCAGATCAAGTCAAAGGTAATTACTATGGTTCTCCTAAATTAAATGATTATCTAGTTGGGGAGACAAGTGGTGCAGTTGCAAAAGTTTCTAGTAAAGATTTAATTACAGATAAGAAAGGTAATCTTAGAGGTTCATTCTTTATTGATGATCCAAGTAAAGCTGGTAATCTTACATTTAAGACTGGAACAAAATTATTCAGACTAAGTGACGATAGTAGTGATAGTAAAGTTGTTGGAGTATCAGACTCTAGCGGTGAAGCAGAATTTACTGCATCAGGTATTCTACAGACAACACAAGAAACAATTATATCTGTTAGAAATGCTAAGGTAACATCTGAAGCACAAGTTGATGCTAGAACTCTAGTAAATGTTACAGAAAGTGCGAGTGAAGAGACTAGATGGGTTGACCCATTAGCACAAACCTTCTTAATAGAGGATTCAACTCTTGAAGGTGGAGTTTTCTTAACTAAGATTGATATATTCTTCTTTACTAAAGACGAAGAGATTCCTGTTGCATTAGATATTAGAACAGTAGTAAATGGTAATCCAACACAGACAGTATTACCATTCTCTAAAGTTGTTAAGCAAGCAGAAGACGTATTTACATCTACAGATGCTTCTAAACCAACTACATTTACATTCAAAGCACCTGTATTCATACCATACAGAACAGAGCATGCTATGGTATTGACATCAGATTCTAACCAGTATAAGGTATTCATCTCATTATTAGGTAATGATGCTATTGATGCTGCACACATTGGAGAGAAAATCTCTGAACAACCATATATCGGTGTCTTATTCAAGTCTCAAAATGCGTCTACTTGGACTCCTTCTCAATATGAGGACTTGATGTTTAAGATTTACAGAGCAGAATTTACACTACCAACCACAGCATCACCTTCTAAACTTATCTTAGAAAATGGTGAGTTAGGTGAAAGTAATGGTGGATCATTGAACTTAGGAACAAACTCACTTAAAACGACTTCGGGTAGTGATCTAATTAGAATATTCCATAGTAATCATGGAATGCAATCAACACTCAACTACTTAAAAATTAGTGGTGTCATATCAGAGGTAGCAAATAGTCAACTTGCATCGGGATTGAGTTCTACAGATGCTAGTTGTGAGATTGCAGAAAACAACGGATTCCATACTACCATAGGTGGTTCTGCTGCAAGTTCATCAAATCCTGGTTTTATTAGAATACTTGGTGCTGCTGAAGATGGTAGTGAGGACGAGATTATTGCATACTCTGGATTAAGTGGAACTAATAATAAACAAGTTAACTTTATCACAAATGGTAGAAACCATACTGGAACATCTGGATCATCAACTGGAAAAGCACATGCATCTGGTGCAGTGGTAGAATGTTATAACTTTGATGGTATACCTCTCACTAAGATTAATAAAACACATAGCAGTGGTGTTCAGTCAATTAACAGTCCACATAGTTACAACTTACAAATTTCTGGCGTTAATGCAGGAACTGGTATACAAGGTGGTGGTGGAACTATAGTTGCATCTCAAAACGTTTCGTGGGATGTTCTTACACCACAGATTCAAAGTCAATTAGAACCTAGAACTAGCATGGTTGCTAGAGTTCAAGGAACAAGTGGTACATCTTGTGGACCTTTCCCATCAGGATCTAGTGCTGAGGTATCTTTTGTAAAAGACAGTGATTTCCAAGACGTTACTATTGGAGAAGAGAACTACTTCCCTGCTACTAAGATAGTTGCAAACCAAATTAACGAAATTAATAGAATGAATAGTGTTAAGTCACTTACTCTTGAGTTAAATCTTGATTCTGAAGTATCACACTTATCACCTGTTGTTGACTTAACTAGATGTGACATGATCACAACTGGTAATATAATCAACAATGTTGAACCTACATCTGGTATTGGAACAGAGTGTGCAGGAAACTACATCACCAAGGTTGCAAGATTAGAGAAAAGTGCCACTGGACTTAAAGTTATGCTTGCTGCAAATACTTGGACTGATGCTAAAATCGTAGTAATGTTCAAACTAATTCCTGTTGGTTACGTAGATAGTCTAGATGAACTACCATTCCAGTTCTTTAACACTACAGGGAGACCAGATAGCGGTGAATTAATTCCACAAAATGATCTAGTTACATTTACAGATTATGAATATACTGTAGAAGATGCAGATGAGTTTGATGGATTCCAAATTAAGGTAAGTTTACTAAATTATAATCAACCATATGTACCAAGAGTTAAGGATTTAAGAGGAATCGCATTAGCATAATGGAAGAAATTGAACTCATTCCTGTCGAGGGTCACACTACCCTTGGTAGGGATCCTGCGTCTAACGCAATACTCAACACTGATACTACACAGTATGACGCTTATATAAAGGCAAGAGCAAATGTAAAGAAAAAGGATCGCACTTTACAAGATTTGCAAGACGAAGTTACTGAATTGAAGGCACTTGTGAAAGACTTAATTCGGAAAGAGGATAAATAAAGTTAAGCTAAATATTATATGGAATTCTTAGAGAATGGCAAGTGCTGTATCCAATCTACTAATATATCAAGGTTCTGACTTTATCATCGACTTTACAGTTGAAAATGATAACGGTACAGATTTTAACCTTACAGGATATACAGTAGCAAGTAAGATAAAGAAGCATTATACAAGTAGCACTGAGACTACTGTAACTGCTGCAGTTCTAGATCCTGCTACAAGTGGGAGAATACAACTGTCTCTAAACAATACCCAGACCTCCGCTATGAAGAGTGGAAGGTATGTATATGACGTCGTAATAACTTCTAACACAGGACTTAAATCAAGAGTCTTAGAAGGTTCAGTAAGCGTACTTGAGGGAGTAACACTTTAAATGGCAAGACTAAGATTCGGAGACCAATCAGTTCCAAGAGTCACCCGTGTCGCAACAGGCGGCGGTGGTGGAACTAATGGCGGCATGTCAGACGTAGATTTGACAGACACATCCCAAGGTGGACTAGCAAATGGTTCATTACTTGTATACGATCAAGCAGCAACAAGATTTGTTGCCACAAACGTATTAAACGATATAACAGTAAATGGAGGTAGCTTCTAATGGCATCCAATATTCTAATAAAAAGAAGCACAGGTTCTACCGCACCAGGTTCGATTACCTTTGGTGAACTTGCTGTAACTACGGGTGCTAATGGTACCCAAGCAAACGCAGGAGACCGTATATTTGTCGGAGACAATAACGGTGCTGCACAGGTTGTAGGTGGTAGATACTTTATGGACATGTTGGATCATGTTCATGGAACACTAACTGCTAGTTCATCTGTAATAGTCGATAGTAACTCAAAGATTGACACATGGAATGTTGACGACATTACCCTCGATGCAAACGTCATTACAACTTCTACTACTGATTCCGACCTTATCTTCCGTGCAAATGGCACAGGTAAGTTAGTAATCGAAGATGGTCAAGAACTAGAGTTTGGAACTACAGGAGATGTAGAACTCTCATTCAATGACTCAGATGCAGTTCTAGACGTCAAGCGAGTAGCAGGAACCCCTGACTTGCGTATTGCTGACGATATGAAACTAATCTTTGGAAACAACAAAGATGCTTCTATCACATATGATGAAACAACAAGTGATAAACTAAAGATTGATGGTGCTGATATTCAAATCGGAACCACATCAACCAGTAAAGTAACTTTTGCAAACACTACAGATGCTTCTAACGTTGCTACTGCAGCAGTTGCAATTGCAGGAGGTCTTGGTGTAGCAGCAACAGCATACATCAAAGATCTGAATGTAGATGACAATGCTACTATAGGAACTGCAGTTGGAGACTCCCTAACAGTTAATTCAACAACTGTTTTCCAGAATCAAGTTACCTTTAACGGAACCACAAACATCTCTGGTAATACATCTCAGACTGGTAAGATTGAGATAGATAACCTTAAGTTAGATGGTAATACACTATCTACTATTAACTCTGTTCAAGAATTGATAATTGACCCCGATCCTGCAACTGATGCGGGTGGTCTTGTTATCATTAAAGGTGACTTACAGATTGATGGAACTACAACTACAGTGAACTCTGCTTCAATGTCAGTTAATGATCCTACAATCGAATTAGGAGATCCTACAACTCCTGTTACATTAACTGCAGAAGCAGCTGGTGGTCAGGCAGTAGTAGTTGTAGATGCTATAGATCAACTACAAGTTGGTGACTCAGTTACTTCAACATCTGCAGGAATTCCTAATAGCACAGTTATTAATTCTATTAATACTGGAACTAAAGCAGTTACTTTAAGCAACAACTTATCTCAGACAATGGCATCTGGTTCTGTTCTTGCTACAGTAAGTGGTGCTGATGATGCATTAGATCGTGGTGTTAAAATTCACTACAATAAAGCTGGAGTAAACCAATTTGGTTTCTTTGGTTTTGACCGCACAGGTGGTGCTGACGGAGCTGGTGCATGGACATTTATTGAAGATGCAACAGATACAAACACTGTATTTGGTGTTACAGGTGACCGTGGTACAGTTGTACTAGGTGACTTGGAACTTGATACTGACCTTGAGGTTCAGTATGGAGGAACTGGAGCAAGCACATTTACCTCAAATGGTATCATTTATGGTAACGCTGCGGGTGCAATGCAAGTTACTGCAGCAGCAAACATGGGTTCACCAGGCACAGGATCTGACGTATCAACATCATATCAGGTATTAACTGTAACTGCAGCGGGTGTTCCTGTATGGACTGACACCATAGACGGTGGAACTTTTTGATATTAACCAATTATGAATGCACAAATCGTTATTAACACATTACAAAAGAAAATTTCTGAATTGACACTGATAAATGTAATGATGGAGGCACAAATCCAAGATTTACAAAGTCAGTTAAATAGTATGAAAGCTGAACAACAAACTGAGAATGCTCTAGATGGCAACGAAAATCAAACTAAAGAGATCGACGACAGCAGCAGCAGTCCCGACAACTTCTAATCTAGTTGACGGTGAGATAGCTCTCAATATAACGGATAGGAAACTATACGCTAGAAACGGATCTAATATAATAGAGGTAGCAAACCAAAAACCTAACACAGGTGAAGTGGTTACTACCATGCTTTCTACTGACATTACAAATGGTCAGGGAAATACTTATTATGTTGCCACAGCTGGTTCAGATGTTAATACGCTTGCAAATGGTGGTGCAAATGGTAAGCACCCAGATACTCCATTTGTTACTATTACAAAGGCACTTGCCACTGCAACTGCGGGAGATACAATTTTAGTTGCACCAGGTGAGTATCAGGAAGTCTTCCCAATAACAGTTACTGATGGTGTCACATTACGTGGAACAAATTTAAGATCAACATCGGTAAAACCAACAAACGCAACAAATAATAATAACGCATTTATAATGTCTGGAGACGCTCATGTTTCCGACTTAACAATTAAAGATTTCTTTTATGATAGTGGTAACGACGACGGATATGCATTTGAAGTAGTCTCTAATATGAACTCTACACAGAGT